AACGACGGCTTCGTGTCGTCGGCGCAGACGCTCACCCAGGACTCGATCGTCGGCACCCAGTACGTGCTGAATGCCACGCCGAACGCGCAGATGCTGGGCCTGGAGTCGGACGACCCGTGGCTGGAGGAATTCCAGGCCATCACCGAGAACCGATTCAACACCCTGGGCGACTCGGACCGCAACTGGTTTGACGCCCAGCGCGTCAAGAACTTCACCGACATCGTGCGGCTGGCCGTGGGTCAGTACGTGGTGCGGGGCGAAGTGCTGGCCGTGGCCGAGTGGATTCGCCAGGCCGACCGGCCGTTCAAGACCGCCGTGCAGATGGTCAACCCCGACCGCCTGACGAACCCGAACGACATGGAAGACACGGTGAACATCCGGCGCGGCATCGTGCGGGATGGCTTCGGCGCACCGCAAGCCTACTGGATTCGCAAGGCGCACAAGTTCAGCCCCTACGCGGCGGCGCAGACCTACGAGTGGGCGCGCGTGGACGCCTACCTGCCGTGGGGCCGCTCGCAGGTGCTGCACATCTTCGAGCAGGCTGAGCCCGACCAGTCGCGCGGTGTCGCTGCGATGGTCAGCGTGCTCAAGGAAATGCGCATGACCCGGAAGTACCGGGACATCGTGCTGCAGAACGCCGTGGTGAACAGCATGTACGCGGCGGCGGTCGAGTCCGAACTGCCGGCCGACGTGGTGTTCGGCCAGCTGGGATCGGCGGCCAACCCCGATGTCAACACCCCGGTCATGCAGTACATGCAGGGCCTGATGAGCTACGTCGGCGAGGCCAACGGCATCCGCCTGGACGGCGCGAAGATCCCGCATTTGTACCCCGGCACCAAGCTGAAGATGATCCCCGCCGGCCAGATCGGGGACACGAAATATGAGCAGTCGCTGCTGCGCCACCTTGCCGCCGCGTTCGGCATGAGCTACGAGGAATTCAGCCGCGACTTCAGCCAGACGAACTACTCGTCGGCCCGCGCCGCCATGATGATGTCCTGGCGGCACATGACTGCCAAGAAACGCAAGGCGGCGGACGGCACGGCGCGCTGGGTCTACGGCCTGTGGCTGGAAGAACAGATCAACATGGGAGAAATTCCCATGCCGCCTGGGATGACCGCCCAGGACTTCTATCGCCCCGGCGTGCGCGAGGCCCTGTCCGCCAGCACCTGGATCGGCGCGGCGCGCGGCCAGATCGACGAGGGCAAGGAAACCGACGCAGCGCTCAAGCGCGTGGCCGGTGGCCTGTCGACCCTGGAGGACGAACTGGCCCGGCTCGGCAAGGATTGGCGCGTGGTCATCCCGCAACTGGCCCGCGAGAAGAAACTGCTGTCCAAGTACGGCATCACGCTGGCATCGGCCGACATGACCGTGACCCCGCCTGACCAGCCGGCGGCGCAACCCACTCAGGCCCAGCCATGAACCACCACGACATCGCCACCATCGCCGCCGAGCCCCTGCTGGTCGCCCCGACGCACGCGCACGCCATGCTGGAGGCGTTGCGCCGCGAGCCGGGCGCGGAAGCCTACGACCATGCGCTCGACGTGGCGGCGGTCTACGGCGTGACGCCCAGCGCGCCCGAGAAGGCTTTCGCGTTCGCCGATGGCGTCGCGTTCATCCCGGTGCGCGGCTCGCTGATGAACCGCACGACCGCCAGCTACTCGTGGGTCACGGGTTACAAGGGCATCATCCAGCGCGTCGCGGCGGCCGTGGCCGACCCGGACGTGCGCGGCATCGTGCTGGACGTGGACAGCTACGGCGGCGAGGCTGCGGGCTGCTTCGAGTGTGCCGCCGAGGTGCGCGCCATGATCCGCGAGTCGGGCAAGCCCAGCTTGGCGATGGTCGACAGCAACGCCTACAGCGCCGGCTACGCGCTGGCCGTGGCAGCTGACCGCGTGGCCATCATCCCGTCCGGCGGCGCGGGCAGCATCGGCGTCATCACGATGCACGTCGACTTCAGCAAGGCGCTGGACAACTACGGCGTCAAGTACACCCTGATCTACTCGGGCAAGCACAAGGCGGACGGCAACCCCTATGAAGCCCTGCCCGACGACGTGCGCGCTGCCACCCAGGCCCGGGTGGACAGCAAGCGCGAGGCGTTCATCGCCCACGTTGCCGCCATGCGCAGCATGGACCCGCAGCGCGTGCGCGACACGGAAGCCGATGCCTACGAGGCCGGCAAGGCGCTTGAATTGGGCCTCGTGGACGCCGTGATGACCGCGCCCGCCGCTCTGGCACAATTCCAGTCGAATCTTCCCGCACCATCCGGTGCTTTCTTCATGGAGGCCAACATGGCTGACCCGACCGCCCCGGACGTTGCGACCGTCCAAGCCGATGCACGCAGCGCCGAGAAGGCGCGTTGCGCTGCCATCCTCAACCACGCCGAAGCCGCCGGCCGCGCCGATCTGGCCGCGCACCTGGCCTTCGAGACGGACATGAGCGCCGACCAAGCCGCCGCCATGCTGGCGAAGGCCCCGCGCGCTGCAGCCGCCGCGCCGGCCGCTGCCGCCACCGCGAACCCGCTGGAGGCCGCGATGGCCGCCAAGGGCACCCCTGGTGTCGGTGCGGATGACGCCGCCGGCACCACCGCACCCAAGGCCGACAGCGCGGAGTTCCTGCTGGCGTCCCTGGCCCTTGCCACCGGCCAAAAGGCCGGCTGATCGTCACCTAGGAGCCCATCATGGCTGACACCCCGATCGTTTCGTACTCGTCCGCCGCTGGCCCCGTCCACGGTGACATCTTCGCCGGCTCGTCCGACGTCATCACCAAGCCGGGCACCCTCGTGTCCGGCCAGGGCACGGTCGTTCGCGGCCAGGTCCTGGGTCTGGTGACCGCCTCGGGCAAGTTCGCCAAGCACAACCCCAGCGCGACCAACGGCTCGCAGACCGCGGTGGCCATCGCCGCGTTCCCGGCCGACGCCACCAGCGCGGACGCGGCCCTGGCCGTGTACGTGGCCGGCGAGTTCGCGATGGACCTGCTGGTGTGGCACGCCGACACCGACACCGAGGCCGAGCGCCTCGCAGCCTTCGCCATCGGCTCGCCGATCGTGGTGAAGAAGCGCTACTTCAGCGCCTGATCGACCACCCCAGCAACAGGAGCCCATCATGGCCGATACCTTCTCGACTGACACCCTGCTGGGTGTGGTCCGTACCGTCAAGCCGACCAGCCTGAACTTCTGGCTGTCGATCGCTTTCCCCCGTGTGGTCACCAGCACCGACCAGACGATCAACTTCGACACCGTGACTCGTTCGCGCCGCATGGCCGCGTTCGTGGCCCCGACCCTCGCGGGCGTGGTGCAGACGGCCGAGGGCTTCAGCACGAAGACCTTCAAGCCGGCCTACCTCAAGCCGAAGGACATCGTGGACCCGAACCACCTGTTCAAGCGCATGGCCGGCGAGGCGTTCGGCGGCACCATGTCGCCGGATCAGCGCCGCGCCGCCATCGTGGCTGACCTGCTGGCCACGCAGCGCGAGATGATTGAGCGCCGCTGGGAATGGATGGCCGCCCAGGTCGTCCTGAACGGCTCCGTGGTCGTCGCGGGCGAGAACTACCCGAGCGTCACCGTGGACTTCGGCCGTGCCGGTGGCCACACCGTCACGCTGGGCAGCGGCTCGCGCTGGGGTGACTCGGGTATCGTCCCGCTCGACAACATCGAGACGTGGAGCGAAACCGTGTTCCAGGCGTCCGGCTTCGCGCCGACCCTGGTGGTCATGGGCTCGACGGCCTGGACGGCGTTCCGCAACAGCACCGACCTGTCGGCCAAGCTGGACATCCGCCGGGGCACGAACCTGAACATCAACATCGGCCCGGGTTCCGGCGAGGCCATCCAGTACCGCGGCAGCGACGGCGTGCGCGAGTACTGGACCTACAACGACTTCTATGAGGACGCATCGGGCACCCCGACCCGCATGATGGACCCCCGCGATGTCGTGCTGCTGAACCCGGCCGGTGTCGACGGCGTGCGTGCCTTCGGTGCCATCCTGGACCCGCGTGCGGGCTACCAGGCGCTCCCGATCTACCCGAAGAACTGGATCGCTGAAGATCCGGCCGCCGAGTACATCATGAGCCAGTCGGCCCCGCTGATGGTCCCGGGCCGCCCCGACGCGACGTTCAAGGCCCGCGTGGTCGCCTGATGACCCGAGGCCCCTGGCGCAAGCTGGGGGCCTATCCACTTCGGAGACTCGCATGGCACTGAAGATCGAACTGGTGGCCCTGACCACCGTGACGCTGGGCAAGCCCGGCGCGCAAGTGAACGTCGCCCCGGGCGAGAAGTTCACCCTGGACGACGGCAAGGAAGCCAAGTGGCTCGTGGAAGCCGGTGCGGCCCTGCTGCTGGGCGAGGCCGAGGCGCAAGCCAAGGTCAAGGCCAAGGCCCCCAAGGGTGCTGAAGTCGCGCCCACGGTCGACGCGCCGCAGGAGTGACGCATGGGCTGGGCTGACATCCGATCGACTGCACGCTCCGTCGTGCATGAGACGTTTGGCCTGGCCGCTACCTATTTGCCGCCGGGCGTTGACCCGGTGCTGGTGGAAGGGCTGGCCGTGCGCTGGCACACCCGCACCGTCCGCCACGGCGATCTGGACCGCGAGGGCTACGCCCAGGTCCAGGAAGACGTCAACCGGCTGATGATCGACACGGCGCAGGTCGCCGACCCGCAGCGCGGGGGGATCATCACGCTGACCGACGACGGCCGGCAGTACCGCATCGATTACGTGCTGCCCTACGACGGGGCGTTCGCGCCCTGCGACGTCGTGCAGGTGCCGTGATGCTGGTCGTCGCTGGCAAGGGCATTGACGCGCTGGACCGCTACATCGCCCGCCTGGGCGACGGGGCGAACAAGGCCGCTGTCATGGCCGTCAACGACACCGCCGACTGGGCGCGCACGCGCATCAAGCGCCAGATGCAAGCCGAGGTGACGCTGGCCGAGTCCGCGTTCTCTAACCGGCAGTTCTACGTCAGCCGCCGCGCCAACACGGCCGACCTGCAGGCCATCCTGACCGCGAGCCGCCAGCCCTACAGCCTGAGCCGGTTCAAGGTCGGCGACGTGGGATTCGGCCCGAGCGCCGGCCCCGTCAAGGTCCGCATCAAGGCCGGTGGATCTACGGTCAACCTCAAGCGCGCCTTCTACGTGCGCGCACCGAACGGTGCCGTGGGCATCGCGGTGCGCTCCAAGCAGCCCCTGGACAACTCCCGGGGCGCTCGCCGCATCAAGGGCACGGACGTCTACGTCCTGTTCGGCCCGAGCCCGGACCAGCTGATGCGCCGCCTCGCGCCCGCATCGGTGCCGGACGTCGAGAACTACCTGAACCGCGAGTTCTCGCGGCAGATCGTGAGGGTCATCAATGGCTGACAGCAAGCGCCTGGCAATCGCCAAGGCTCTGACCAACGTGCTGGAAACCGAGGTCGCAGTTGCGAATGGTTATCAACACGATCTGGCCGGCAAGGTGCATCGCGGTCGGATCACCTTCAGCGCGCGTGAGGCCATGCCTCGCGTGGTGCTCATGGAGACGCTGAACCCCGACCGGGAGCCGATCCGCGCAGGCTGGCAACCCACGCAGAAGGACAGCTTGATCCTGCTGCTGCAGGGGCACGCCGAGGACGACCAGGATCACCCGACCGACCCGGCGCACCTGCTGATGGCTGACATCAAGAAGGCCTTGGCCCGCATCATGCTGACCACCAGCCCGTACTTCCGCCTGGGTGGGCTCATCGCCGACTTCAACATGGAGCCCGGCATCGTGCGCCCGCCGGACGATCTGTCCAGCATGGCATACTTCTACATGCGTGTCCGACTCGAAGTGGTCGAGCACTTGGCTGACCCGTATCGCCTCAACTGAGGTTTTCTAGGAGCACACCAT